TTTGAAAAAGATACAGATGAAATGAAGGCATTAGAAAATACAAAGCAGATTGGAGCAGAATCCCGTGACTTTAGTAACGCATGGAAAATGCTTAATTATGCTAACAACAAAGTTAAGCCTACTTTGCTTGTTCTTATTTCTCAGTCTCGTAATAATATCAATGCTATGTATACTAGTCAGCAGCCTAGTGGTGGTCAGGCTACTAAGTTTTATTCCTCTTGTATTGTTAAATTATTTAGTTCAGAATCAGACAACCAAGCCATCAAGGGTAAAATTAAAGTAGGAGATAAACTGATTGAAGAAAAAATTGGCAGAACTATTAAATGGGAATTACAATTCTCCAAAACCTCTCCAGGGTTCCAATCTGGCGAGTATGATTTTTATTTTAGAGGTGATGATATTGGTCTTGATACCATTGGTGATCTTGTTACTACGGCTGAGCTAAATGGAATTGTAGAAAGAACTGGAGCGTGGTATATTCTTCCAGATGGTTCAAAAGTTCAAGGGAAAGAAGCATTTGTTAATCGTGTAAGAGAAGATCTTGATCTTCAGCAATCTATTAAGGATAAGCTAAATGCCTAGTTACACCGTATACAATGGTAAATTTTTGTGCCATGATTGCAAGATAGAGGTAAGATCTCTAAGACTCTATGCTGAAACCAAAGAAGCAACTTGGATGTGCAAGGATAAACATCTTAGTACAGTTAGGTTTGGCAAACAAAGGAAAAGTGACTATGACGGAAAAAAGTGAGTCAAAACGAATTGGAGCAAAGCAACACAAAAACTCTGGTAGAAATATGCAAAAGGGAGATGCTTCATGGAAAGAATTTGTCATTGACTTTAAAGAGGTAGGCAAATCATTTACCCTTAATAAAGAAGTTTGGGCTAAAGCGACTACGGATGCTATCCGTAATGGTAAAGATCCTGCTATTGTTGTCGTTATTGGCGAGGGAAATACAAAAATTAGGCTTGCTATAATTGCAATGGACATGTTAGAACAATTAACGGAGGAATAATGGAAGAAAAAACAACTATAGACATGATCAATGGACTTTCAGAGATTGCTGATTATATGCAAGATGAAGAGCTGACTACAGCCCTTACTATGATTGCTAAACTAATTATTAAGCCAGATATCCCAATTAATGTAGCACATGTAGAAATTGTAAGGTTGCAGGCAATTGCAGCAAAGATGGCATTTAAAGCAACATGGATGGCTAATGTAGATAAGTCTGATAGAGGTAAAAAGAATTTATACTATACAGCAGCAGAGTCTATAAACAATCTTGTCTCAGCACTGAAATACATAACTCGTTAATCTGGTATACTTAAGGTAGTAGAAATGAGAATAAAATGACAAAAAATTTATTGCAGCAGATCATGATTAAAACAGAAAAAAATATAATCCATCCTATAGATCAGGCAGGATTAATTGAAAAAATTCAGTCTGGATATACGGTAAATCGTGTAGCAAAGCATACACAAAAGAAAACCTTTGCTCCATCAACTATTGCATATGGCCATGGTGAGTGTCCTAGATACTGGTACTTAGCCTTTGATGGTCAAACATTTGAAGATGATGCTACACCGTTTAGTGCAGCAAACATGACTGCTGGAACTAAGTCCCATGAAAGAATTCAAGAAGCAATGGGCAATGTTCCTGGCTTCCTAGTTGATTCTGAATTTAAAATTACACATTCAGATCCCCCAATTTTTGGGTATGGAGATGTTATTGTTAATTGGCAGGGAGAAGAGCTCCTTGGTGAAATTAAAACAATGATGAATGAAGGGTTTGAGTATCGTAAAACACACATGAAGCCAAAGTCTGGACATTTAATTCAGTTATTAATTTATATGAAGATTCTTAAAAAGGCAAAAGCAGTATTAATTTATGAAAACAAAAACAATCATGATGTTCTTGTTTTGCCAGTAGAAGTAAATGATTATTATCGTCGGTGGGTAGACCAGACGTTTGAGTGGATGAGAGCAGTTCGTAAGGCTTGGGTTGATAGAACCCTGCCCCAAAAGAACTATCGTTCTAACTCAAAAATCTGCAAGTCATGCCCAATTAAAAAGGCTTGTGCAGATGCTGGTCCAGGAGACTTTAAACTAAAGTCCATGGAGCCAATAGATGAAGCATTGTCAATGGTGTGACAAACAATTTAATTCAGAAATAAGTTACCAAATTTACTGCTCTTCAGATTGCAGGGATCTAGCAACAAAAGAAAAAATTGCTGCTAGGTATCTTGTGACAAGAAGGCAAAAAAGAATAGGGAAGCAAAGGCTTTGCAAGTCGTGCAATAAAGATCTTTCTATTTACAATGATGATACTCTTTGTGCTAACTGCACTGTAAGTCCATCATCCGTAGTAAAAGCATTAAAAGAAATAAAGGATAACTTAAAATGAAATTATCAAGCATATCTAGTGCCATCCCAGAAACGATCTGTGCAATTGATGCTAGCACTAATAGTTTAGCTTTTGCTGTTTTTAATACAAAAGAAAAAACACTTTCTTCTATTGGAAAGATTAACTTTACTGGCAAAGATACTTATCAAAAAGTTATGGATGCTGGACAAAAGGTAAAAGCTTTTCTTGATTACTTTGGGGGCTTTGAGGCTATTGTAATAGAGCATACAGTATTTATGAATAGTCCTAAGACTGCTGCAGATTTAGCCCTTGTTCAAGGAGCAATACTTGGTGCAGCAGGACAGTCAGGAACTAAAGCAATTGGCAAAGTTGCACCGATAACCTGGCAAAATTTTATTGGCAATAAGAAAATATCTAAAGATGAAAAACTCTACATACGGTCTCAACAGCCAGGCAAGTCTGAATCATGGTACAAAACATTTGAAAGAGACTTGCGAAAACAAAGAACTATTAGTTTTATTAATCTTCAGTATGATATGAGTATAACGGATAATGATGTTGCAGATGCCTGTGGCATTGGCTATTGGGCTTTAAAAAATTGGGGAAAGGCAATAGGAGAATTATGAGAGAGAGGTTTGATTTTAAAGAAGAGGAGCATAGCGTTATTCTTACAGTAAAAACCAAGTCTCCGACCAAGTGGCTGCTGTTTGATCGTGAAACAGGACAGTTTTACGTAGGAAGTCCAGATGCACATTGGGATAGGCTTGAGCCAAAAATAAAAATTGACAAGGATCTTGATGTCTGGTAAACTATATACGAGTGAGGCATTTATGAAAAAAAGATACCTTGTAGACAAAAAATCACCAGAAGAAATTGCCAAAGAGTGTGGAGCAAGCATAGAAACTATCTATGTATATCTTGCTAAATTTAAATTAAGGAAGTCAAAGCGATGAATAAATTTCAAAAATTATTTATTACAGTAGGTGTTGCTGGCGCAGTGGGGATAACCTTTGCTTTGGCTGCATTAAAGGGTATTCCAGAATCATTTGATTGGGATGAAGATGATGAGTGAAAACTTACATATAACTGTTGATCAAGTTAACCATCCTAAACACTATACAACAGACCCATCAGGAGTTGAGTGTATTCAGATAACCAGACATAGAAATTTTAATATTGGAAATGCATTTAAATATCTTTGGAGAGCAGGAATAAAAGATGAGTCTAAAACTATACAGGATTTAGAAAAAGCAATTTTTTATATCCAAGATGAAATTAAAAGACTGGAAGGTAGCCATGTCAACTGAAGATGATATGATTAAGCATCTTGATCAAGTCAATGATGTTGTTGTAGAATACCTTAAGGGTAATGATCCAACTCAAATATCAAAAGACCTTGCAATCCCTAGACAAAGAGTTGTGGCACATATAGATGAGTGGAAATCCAATGCTTCAAATAACGCAGTAATTCGTGCTCGTGCAAAAGAAGCTTTAGCTGGAGCAGATGCTCACTATGGTAAATTAATATTAAAATCCTATGAGGTTATGGATGAAGCATCGATGACAAATAACCTAACTGCAAAAACAGGAGCCATTAAACTGGTAATGGATATTGAATCCAAGCGTATTGATATGCTACAAAAAGCGGGACTACTTGAAAATAAAGAACTTGCAGAAGAAATGATAGAGATTGAGCGCAGACAAGAAGTACTCGTAACTATCCTAAAGGATGTTGCCTCTGAATACCCAGAAGTGCGGGATGTTATTATGAGAAAGCTTTCTTCTTTTGCTAAAGATAATGAAGTCATTACGGTTATAAACAATGTTTGATGATTTTTTAGATGCATTAAAAGATAACCATTTTATAGAAACACCAGTAGATGCAAAGACCTTTGTTGAACATGAAGACTATCTTGGGCTACCCCCCCTATCAAAAATTCAATATGATATTGTAGAAGCTATGAGTCAAATTTATAGAAAAGAAGATTTAATAGATCTAATGGGAGAAGAAGAAGGATCTAGATATTACGAAAAATATACTAAAAATGAGATCATCCTACAACTTGGTAAAGGCAGTGGTAAAGATTTTACATCTACCGTAGCCTGCTCGTACATTGTCTATAAGCTGTTGTGCTTAAAGGAACCTGCAAGATATTATGGCAAGCCAGCAGGAGACGCTATTGATTTAATTAATGTGGCTATTAACGCACAGCAGGCAAAGAATGTCTTCTTTAAAGGGTTTAAATCAAAGATTGAGCGATCTCCTTGGTTTGCTGGAAAGTATAACCCAAAAGCAGATTCAGTTGAGTTTGATAAATCTATTACTGTTTATTCTGGTCATTCAGAACGAGAGTCCCATGAGGGTTTAAACCTTTTGCTTGCAGTCCTTGATGAGATTTCTGGATTTGCTTCTGAAATAAATACTGGAAATGAACAGGGCAAAACTGCGGATAATATTTACAAAGCCTTTCGTGGTTCAGTTGATTCTAGATTTCCAGACTTGGGGAAGGTGGTGCTTCTATCTTTCCCGCGGTACCCAGGAGACTTTATTTCAGAAAGATATGATGCAGTAATTGCAGAGAAAGAGGTAGTAGAAAAAACCCATAGGTTTATTATTAATCCAATACTGCCAGAAGATGATCCAGGTAATACATTTGATATTACTTGGGATGAAGACCACATTATTTCTTATAAATACCCAGGAGTTTTTGCATTAAAAAAACCAACATGGGAAGTAAACCCAACTAGAAAGATTGATGATTTTAAGATTGCTTTTTTGACTGACTTAGGAGATGCTATGCAAAGATTTGCATGCGTTCCTACATTTGCATCTGATGCATTCTTTAAGCAATCAGACAAGGTAAGATCATGTATGACACTCAGAAACCCTGTGGATAACTTTAGAAGGTTTGATGAAGCATTTAAGCCAGACCCAGAGAAAGTTTACTATGTCCATGCTGACCTTGCCCAGAAACACGATAAGTGTGCAGTTGCAATAGCTCATGTGGATAAGTGGGTAAATATCCAGGTAATTAATAATTATGAACAAGTAGCACCAATAGTAGTAGTAGATGCAGTAGCATGGTGGGAACCCAAGGTTGAAGGACCAGTAAATTTATCAGAAGTTAAAATGTGGATTCAGAATTTAAGAAGGCTTGGATTTAATATTGGAATGGTTTCTTTTGACCGTTGGCAGTCCTTTGATATTCAAAATGAATTAAAACAGGTGGGTATAAGAACTGATACTGTTTCTGTTGCTAAGAAGCATTATGAGGATATGGCTATGCTTGTTTATGAAGAAAGATTAGCAATGCCAGCCATTGATTTATTATTTGATGAGCTTACGCAGTTAAAGATTATGAAAAATAATAGGGTAGATCACCCAAGAAAATCTTCAAAAGATTTGGCTGATGCGGTTTGTGGTGCTATCTTTGGGGCAATATCACATACCCCAAAGGATCAAAACCAAGTGGTGGAGGTTCATACAATAAGCGATAGGCCAAAGAAAGTTGACAGCCTTGATCGTAATGTGATACACTTTAAACCTATGCCAGATGATGTAAAAGACTATCTGGATAGGTTTAATCTACTATAAATAAGGAGAAATACTGAATGAATTCATTCAAGAAAATATCAATTGCTATCGCTGCAGCCCTAGCAATTACAGGTCTATCTACAGTTTCAGCATCGGCAGCCCCGTTAGTTGTTACAGTAGCAACTGCAGCAAACACGACAACGGCACTTGCACCTTCAACAGTTGCAGTGCCAGTAACAAATGTAATTGCTGCGGGTAATACTATTGCACTTGCTGCAACAGCAGATACAGCAACAGTGGTTACATTTACAGCATCAGGAGCAGTTCGTTTAGTAACTGCACTTAATACAACAGATGCACCAAAGACAGTTGCTTCAGGGGTTACATCTACTTCAGCAACATCGGCAGGAACCGCATTGACAGTTTATGCCTACACAACATCAACAACAGTTGGATCTGTTACCATTACAAATGGTGCCTATTCAACAATCGTTTATATTCAGGGTACAGCA